CTGCCCATCACGCGCGGTACCGTCAAGCTCACCATCTCGGATGTGGGAGGTAACCCCGAGGTCTACTACGACGATGGGGTTGGTGGTTGGCTGACCAGGCCGCGCGGAGACCCGCGCGCTGTTGCCGCGGCTGGAGGGGCCATCGACTACATCAACGGTTCTTGGAGCATCACGGCGTCTGCCAACATCACGGCGTTGGCTTCCATCACCAGTGAGCACACCGCCACCCCGTACGACAAAGCACGACGCACGCTCCGTGGGACGGGGCCGCAGTACCAGGCTGACGCGATCCCCAATGCGGCCGGCATGAAGCAGTCTTCCCCCGCGACCGCCAACAGTTTCAACGGGTCGGACTACCTCGATCACACCACGGGTGCTTTCGCGTTTGGGTTGGACCTGGTGGCGACGGGCGCGCGTACGTTCAACCTCAAGGAGGCAGCCGCCATCACGGCAGTCTACGCTCCGGCGGACATCCTGGGTTTCGGTGATGGGACGGAGGTCGTCTTCACTGGAACGTTGTCTAACGCTCCGCTTCGCGTAGAGGCCGGGCGGCTTCTGGCGATGCAGGGCGGCCAACTGTCCGTCGCAGCCACTGGCGATCCGCAGATCAGCCGCTCGTTCATCGACCCCACTGATGGCCCGGCGTGGGAGGAGAACGTCGCTGCGGCGTCCGACCCGGACAACGTCATCGAGTTCGCTACTGGGAATACGTCCATCCAGTGGACGGGAGCCCCAGCGTGGGAGGAGCCGGTGTTCGTTCTTCGGGAAGACGTGGTTGCCCATCTCGTCAGCCGATACCCCGGCGACATCGGCAACGAGCGGCCCGTCGTTACGGCTGGCATCTACGCTGAGGTCAGCGCCGATCCCACCCTTGCGGGCACGCTTCGTCTCATCGTGTTCTTCAACGCTGTGCAGATCGAGGCGTTTGGGCAGGGCGACGGCTTGGAGGACCTGGCCGACAAGGTGAACGATGCGACCAACGGGTCCGACTACGTGCGCCTGGAGATCGAGTCCGGCGGCCTCACGTTCCCTGTGGACACGGGTGGTACGCAACGTCTCGCGATGGCGGGAGCTTTCACCATCGCGGATGTCGTCGGAACACGCGTCGGAAATGTCTCGACCGGGTTGCAGCTTTACCGCAACTACGAAATCGTTCCGCTCGACTGGTTGATGATCCCAGGCCAGTGGCATCGGCAAGTCATCACGGCCATGCAGGAACTCTGTGAGTTGAAGGGCCGGCGGTGCCTTGGAATCATCCCGACGCCTGACAGCGAGAACGCCTTCGAGATCCGAGACTTCGTGAACGGGGAGTACGGTGCGACGACGCCAGGCGGCGCGGCAGTAGCAAATGCACGCGTGCCCTTCCCGCCGCTGGCTGCCATCGATACCAGCTTCCTGGCCGCGTTCACGCCCTGGGTCCAGTACTACGACCAGTACACTGCCAGGGACGTGCTGGAGCCTTGCGACGGCGACATCGCGACATTGGTAGCCATCACCGATTCGGTGGCTGCCCCGTGGTTCCCCATCGCAGGCAACCGGCGTGGCAAGGTCCTGGCAGACAGCCTCAAGTACTCGACACCCAAAGAGGACCGCGCGCTCCTCTACGATGTTGTCGGGACGCGGACGGAGATCATCAACAGCATCGTTGCCCGCGCCGGCCGTGCGCCGTCTCTGCAAGGGCAGCGCACCGCGCAGCGCAACCCGACGGCTCTGGATCGCATCAACGTTCGCTGGACCGTGAACGTCATCCAGAACCGGATCGATGCCGGGATGCAGGATTTCGTTTTCGAGTTGAACGACTCGACCCTGTGGCGTGAGATCGAGGGGCAGGCCAACGCGATTCTTCAGCCGGTCATCGAGCGGCGCGGCCTCCAGGACGCCTACGTTCTGGTGGACGAGACGACCACAACTGCCCTGGACATCGATGCTCTGCAGGTCAACTGCCAACTGTTCATCAAGCCCGCAAGGGCTGCTGAGTACCTGAACTTCGACCTCATTTTGACTCCCAGCGGAACCGACTTCAGTGAAGTCGCGGTCGCCGGGTAGCGCCAGGAAGGACTGAACGATGCCCAGAAGCCCGTACCGTTACGCCGGGGCGATCCTGGCCCAAGCTCAAGGCCAGTGGAATCCTCAGAAGCAGAACATGGGGATGCTGGAGTTGGACATCAACCAACTCGTCCCCGGCGGCAAGGAGATCCTGATTCTCAGCATTCAGGAGTTCACCGTGCCTGGCCGAGAGGTAGGGGTCGGGGAGATGCCCTACCTGAACGGTCGTGTGAAGTACCCTACCGCTCCCAACGCGCTCGGGAACGTCTCCGCTACCTTCCGGGACTTTCCCGAGACGGGATCGCGGCGTGTCCTGCACCAGTGGTTCCAGATGGTCTTCAACGAGAGCACCGGCCTCATGCTTCCTCCGGCCGCCCTCAAGATCCGCGGACATCTGGTGCTGTTCGACGCCAACGGCACCCAGGAGAGGTCGGCTACCTTGGAGGGCTTGTGGCCCACCAAGGAACCTGAGGTTGGGATCAACTTCGGGCAGGGCGAGCACATGATTATGCAGATCGACCTCGCAGTGGACCGCGTCATCTGGGATCCCAATCTGCTGGCGCCAGCGAGCTAAGCACTTAACCACGTAGAGAGAGGAGGGCGCCGTGACTGAGCCGAACCAGCCACGTCCCCACGCAACTGTCGGAGTACCCCAACCCGTGACCAGTCAGCCGATGCCAACGCCGATGCCAGACACCCTTTTAGGGGCTCAGGCCACTGCGATGGCGGAGGCGCGGGCGGCTGCGGGCGGACGTGGGAGCGATCCCTTGTCCAGACCCTACACACTCCCAAGCCGGGGGCTGTGGTACCCCCCAGGGCACCGCGGCCAGGTCTTCATCTCGCCAACACGCGGCGAGCAGGAGGAGGTCCTTGCCGGGATGGAGGACGGGGCCGCCGCGATGGTGTCGCTGCGCCACGTCGTCGGGCAGGTAGTAGACCTGAATGGCATCACGCTGGATCAGTTGATGCTTGAGGACTGGCCCGCCTTGCTTCTGCATCTCCTCGCTTACTCAGCGGGGGATGACCGCGTGTTCTTGGCTCCCGTGTGTCCTAAGCCGCGCGGGTGCGGCAAGGCCAGCAATCAGACGAGAGCCCTTGGGGACATGGAGTGCGTGGAGCTACGGCTTGCCGCTCCTGGCGAAAGCCCGACGTGGCCTCAGCCCATCGAGGAAACGGAGGAAGACGAAGAACTTGCCATCTTGGCAGAGATTTGCGGCGACATCGAAGGGACGACGGAAGCCATCGTTGATCCATCTGCTGTGGTGGAGCCCTTCACAGCCGAGCCCTTAAAGCTCACAGGTGACAAGGTCACTTGGCGCTACTTGAGGATGTCCGACCTCACCATCGCGGAGGACTTCGCTCAGCGGACGGACAGCACGTCCACGAAGCCGGGGACGAAGCTCAACAACGTTTTGCTCGCGCTGCACACCGTTACCCTCAACGGGAGCAAGCCTGGGCTGGTTGGGGCGTACTCATGGATCAAGCGCACGCCCAGCGAGGCGCTCACACACTACCGGCGCCAGATAGAGAGGAGGTCGTTCGGCTACTCGATGCGCCCCCGATTCAAGTGTCGTTGCGGGCACTCGTTCCGGGCGGAACTCCCTCTGGACGGCTCGTTGTTTCGCGGCGGCCGTTCCTAGTCTGGAGTCCATCCGCCAGGAGCGGTACGCCCTGATGACGCGCGGCGGCCTGTCTTACATGGATTGGAGGGCGATGGCTCGGTGGCAACGGTTGGACCACTTGGCGCGTGTGCATGTGGAAATGCAGATGAGAGCGGAGAGAGCGAAGCGCGGTTGGAAAGAGATTCTTGGGCTCATTGTCAGCAGGTTGATTGGAGCAGCGTAGGTGCCAGCAGGGGCCGGAGCTTTCGAGGTCGTTGGGTGGGTCTTCTCCGCCAAGGACCTGGCGTCTGCCGTGGTGCTCAAGGCTGAGACTACCATAGCTAAATCTTCCGGTGGGATCGGCAAGAGCTTGGCTACCGTGGCTCTCAATACGATGGAGGCTACTAAGAAGATCGGTCAGTCGTGGTCTGCGTTCGGGACCAAGTTCTCTGCGGGGTGGGACAACCTTGGCCCGCGTGTCCAGTCCGTAAGTAACCTCCTGGCGGCATTTGGGCTCGAAAAGGTCCCAGCGTTCCTAAATAACGTCAAAGCTGTTGGCGACGAGATGCGTGCCGTGTTTGACGCCAAGGAGTACACCAAAGCGTTCGGCGTGATGGTGAAGGGCCTTCGGGAGTTGGGGGCATTTAAGGCTGTAGCTAAGGTTCTACGCCTTGAGTTCAAGTTGCTAACGCTTCCGATCAAGATGGTCGCCAAGTCCATCACTTCGGTAGCCAAAGGCTTCCTAGCGTTCGGCCGCTCGCCGCTTGTTGGCATCAAAAAAGTGGGTGAGGGCTTTTTCTTTATGGGCCGCAAGGCAGCCGGTGCTGCCGTGCAGGTCGGCAGCTTGTTCCAGAAAGTCTTGGGTTTGGCCGACATCAAGGAGACGATAGGCAAGGGTGGAGGATTCATCGGCACCTTCCTGGGGCCTCTGGGTGGGGTGTTCAAGCTACTGACCCCGATCATCGACCTGATCTCTAAGGTTTTCTCGCCGCTGATTGAGGGCATTTCAGCGCATCTGGAGAACGTGCTCGGGCCGTTGCAGATGACGATGGAGATGATCGCGCAAGACCTCGGACCCAAGCTCGCCAAGCTACTGGTACCAATCGTCTCACTCATCGAGATGTTGGTGTCTCAGGCCGGCGTGTTCATCTCAGAGATGCTCGAAGGAGGTACTGTCGCCGGCCCAATTATGAAGGCTGTTCAGGACATCATGCCGTCCGTTCAGAAGCTCTTGGGAGCCATCGGCGCGACGGTAGTCAAAATACTCCCGGTGTTCCTCCACATCTTCCAGCGTGTGGTACCCATCGTCGCCAAGGTGGTGGAGTACGTGGCCGAGTTCGCGGCGGAGCTACTTCCTAAGCTGGGCGACATGATTGCTGAGGTTGGACCACCGCTCATTGATGCCTTCGCTAAGACCTTGGACGCGCTCATTCCACTACTTCCAGTTCTCGGCAAGCTCGCAATAGTTCTCGTTGAGAAGGTCCTCGGACCAGCGATGGTCAAGACGCTCACGTTCTTAGCCAATTTCGTTGACAAACACATGCCGGAGATTGTGGTGTTCATCGATGCATTTGCTATTGGTGTGGAGAAACTCACAGATAAGGTGTCCTACTTCTTCGACAACTTCGGCATCATGATGAGCGAGTTCAAGCTGCTGTTGCTCGATTGGATCAAGCCGCTCAAGGACGGCGTCAACGAGGTCCTCGCGATGTTTGGTTTGGGCGACCTGCAGTCACAGTGGGACAAGATGACTAAGGCGTTCATGTCCCCTTTGGTGACTCTGAAGGGCGCGATGAACGCCCTGATAATCGACCCGCTCAACTCGGTGTTGACCGGGAAGTTGCCGTGGGTTGGGTCCATAGGCGAGGCGCTCAACATCTCGCCATTCGAGTACTTGGCAAAGGGTGGTGTAGCCACCGGGGCAGCGCCTGTCCCAGGCGTCTTTGGTGAGGCTGGCCCTGAGCTAATCATGCCGCTGACCCCGAGCGTGGTTGAGCGCGTGCTAGCGCCCATGCTGGAGTTCCCTGGCCTAGACCGCGCCGTCGCGGTTCTGGAGAGCATTGATCGCAGGCTAGGCGGTGTGCTGCAGGTAGACGGCGGTCAGGAGACGACAGCTACGGAGAGTGTTAGCCTCCTTGACGCCGTTGGAATCCACGGAGTGACATGATGGCTGGTACCGTTTCAACTTCGCTTGCTCCAGGAGCCAACGGTCCCCGCACGGCAGCGTGCGCCATCGTGTTGGAGGATAGGCCGACTGGCATTGACGCGCGAATGCCTTTCGAGTCCTTCGAGCAGGAGATCGAGGAGGCGTACGCGCTCGACGGGTACCAGGAGTACGCCAAGAATCGGATGCCGCAGCCAGGCTACGCGGCTTACCGCGGCGGCAACTGGTCAGCCATGAATCTCACGCTGCATTTCCGCGCTGACGGCACGTTTGGCTCCCCTGTCGTGGAGGGCAAGGTACCTATCTCCGAGATTGACGGCATCCTCATTGACATGGAGCGCAAGGTACGATGGTTTGAAGCCTTGGGGTTTCCTTTGCGGCGTTCAGCATCTGCGTTTGCTGATCGCCAGATTGCACGCGCACAGGCCGCCGGCCTCAACGTTCTTCCGGCTACCCAAAAGGCACTCCGCTCCCAGGTCAGGAACGACCCACCGATAGTCTTGATCGTGTTTGGCAGCTTCCTCGTTGTGCGAGGCTACATCATGAGCGTCGCGTTGAGGTGGCAGCCTCCGTTTCATCCCGTTTCTGTGCGGCCTTACGGCTGTACCGTCACGCTTAGCTTCCAACGCATCGATGCTTCTTACCCGACGTGGCGGTCGATCAGGAACAGCGCGGGGGGTTCTGAGTCTACCCCGAAGAACATCACTGGTACCGTGAAGCTAAATGCTGAAGCAGATCGGAAGCTGAGGGCTGCTCAAGCCTCTGTATCAAATGCAGCCCGCGCTGGGGCGCGCGACAAAGTGGAGCAGTCAAACATCCTTGTCACGCCGCTAGGAGGAGGGTAGATGGCTGACCGCCCCCTAGAGATCGAGGTCGATTTCTCGGATCCGTACAAGCGGACGGCCATATTCATCAAGGATGGCAAGACGTTCTACGGATTGTGGAATCCAATCGAGGTAACGCTGGACGGCGATGAGGAGGAGTACACCATTCCACAAGGGATGCAGGGGAGCCTGGACCTGATTGCGGACGAGTTCTACGAGGATAGAGGGTTGTGGACGATCATCGCGCACGCGAACAAGATCGACTTCCCACACGAAGACGTGACGGCCGGGATGACCATCCTCATCCCTAAGCCTGAGAAGGTCCGGGCGGCGCTGCTGGCCTCTAACGGACGGATTGCGAATCAGTAGTGTCGGTTACAGGAACATCCGGCGTGGAGATGCGGGTCAAGAATCAGACCAGCGACATCAGCCCGTTGGTAGATGAGTTCTTGTGGACCGAGAGCCTTCTGGATGGCGGCTTCTCCTGGTCGATGCGACTCAAGACGCCAGAATGGGGGGAGTGGTGGGACCTGATGCTCGGTCGGAAGCGGCCGGAAGTGATGTTCAGGTTCAAGCAGCAGGAGGCCGGCGTAGAGACGTCTACGGAATGGAAGCGCGCCATCACGGATTGGTCCAAGGGGGCCTTTTCCCCTGAGCCCACCATGGACCTGGAGATTCATGGGGCGGATCAGCGCCTCAACATGCTTCAGAAGGTTCGTACGCGCACGTTCAAGGACGCGCTTGTGGCCGATGTCGTACGTCGCGTCGGCCAGGACTACGGGCTCCAAACCAGCGACGTGGCGACCACAAAAGGTGAGCGGACGCGGTGGCAGCTTCAGGAGGATGATTGGAGCTTCTTGCGTCGGCTCCTCCGTGGCGCAGCATCGGCCGATGGTCGCGGGGATATGTTCCTCTACATGGAGGAGGACAACCTCCGTTTAGTCGTTGTTCGGTCGCAGGATTCTTCAGCGCGAAGCCACGACACCGCGAGCATCGAGAATCGGCTCAACGGGTACGTCGTCCAGTACCACGGCCGACGGATTGACAGGATGGGAGGAGCCACGCTCGAAGGTGTTGGCTATGACTTCAAGGCCAAAGCCGGGATTTCGTTCATGGCCGACTCCGCAGCCGCTGCCGTTTACCCGGCGCTATCCAAGCGGGTCCCGAGGAACCAGAGTGACGGCCTACGCATCGTACCAGTCATTGAGGACAAGCTGCTCTTGGTAGATGCCGCTGTGAGAAACGTCTGGGGTGACCTAGCGCCCAGGTACTTCTCGCTGCGGGTCAATACAAGGCCCGACCTCACGCTGAAGCCCAATGCAGTCATCGAGATAGTGGCGACAGACAACCCAAACCGGGAGTCCGTTGTTCAGGGACGCTACGCGCTGTTGGAGGTGCAGCACAGGTACCTTGGGGGGGCCATCAGCACGACGGCGGTGGCGTACAGGCGGGAGGCTTGGGAAGGAGAAGACCAGCCGACTGGTTCGTCGGCTGATACCGCAAGGTCTCGCGACTCTTACCAGTCCGGGAAACGGGCTATGCCCAACACGGTCATCGTAGCCCAGGTGCTGCGATGAGCGGGGACAAGCCTCAAGCGTTGAAGCACCCGCGGCCTACTCGTGACATGGACGTTCCAACCGAAGGACTCTGGCCCGGTACCGTCGTTAACGCCGCAGACCCGGACAAGGAGGGCAAGCTCCAGATCCGAGTGGATCAGTTCTATGGCAGGTCTGCTGCCCCCGAGAAGATAGAGGATGCTGACTTGCCTTGGGCACGACCTGGATGCTTTCCTGCTGGCGTCGGGTCGGGTGCCCCGCAGGTTCCTGAAGTCGGGTCTGGTGTGTGGGTCGGGTTCTGGGGTGGTAGCCGTAGTCATCCTGTCTGGTTCGGTGGATTCTTCGGTGAGGGGGACGTCCCGAGTGAGTTCTCTAGTGCTTACTCCCCAGAGCCCAAGACGTGGTTGACCAAGACTCCGCACGGCCACACCATCGAGATGCGTTGGAAGGAGAGCGAGGAGGAGATCCGTGTTGAGACGAAGGACGGAGCCGTAGTCCGACTGCAGGACGCGTCCGCGTTGGGAGGCCAGCGGATCCTGATGGAGTTGCCTTCGGGGTTCAAGCTGGTCGTAGATGGAAATGCCCAGAAGATCGAGGCCATCACCCCTGTTGGTCGCGCGCTCTCGTTGGACGACGGTGGATCCTTGGTCAAGCTGGACAGTTCCACCGGCCCGCTGCAACTGAGCGCGGGCACAACGATGACCTTGGTGGCGCTCATCTCGATGATCATCAGCGCCGTCGCGGTGTCCGTCACGGCTACAGGAATCTTGGCTTTGGTTGGGGCGGCCGTGACCGTCGGTACGGTGGCAGCGAGTTCGTTCGTTGTGCTCGACTCATTCCTGACGTCGAAGTACGACATCCACACTCATTCCTACCTGCCTGGACCTGGTCCCTCGGCCCAGACTGGCGCACCAGTGCCGCTGTCGGCCCCTAGTGACCAGAGTGTGAATGTGCGGGTGGACTGATGGCTACGCGGCTCAAGGACAGACCAAAGCTCGGAAGGTTCACGGGACCGGCTTACCCCCTCAAGTACACCGTCGGGGGTGTCCTCGGCCCTAAAAGCGACGTGGAGGTCATCTTCACGTCGATGGTCAACATCCTCACAACCCAGAGGGGGACTATCCCCTATGACCCCAGGTTCGGCAGCGATGTTCCCAGCCTGGTTTTCGAGCCCAACGACGAGGTCACGCGGAGTCTGATTCGCTACTACACGCGCAAGGACCTGGAGGAGCAAGACGAGAGGATCAACGTCATCGCGGTGAGGACAGATGTGGACGAGGTCCAGGATCCGTACACGGTTCACATCACGATAACCTGGGCTATCGTGGGTGATCCAACTGGACAGGTGTTCAGCGGGCCGGTTTCGTTCCGCCTGAGCGCGACGGTGTAGGAGGCAGACGTGGCATCTCCAGCGATCAACTACCTGGCCCGCACGTTCGACGTGGTGTTGGAGCGCGGTTTGGAGTTGGCAAAGCTCCGCGTTGGGCAGTACGAGTACAGCGACTTCGTGAAGTCTGGCATTGGACCGGCCATGATTTCCGTGCTCGCGTGGATGCACGAGCAGAACGGTTACTACTACAACAGGCGGCGCATCAACGGCCTCCTCGCGTTGGCCGATACGGTCGAGTCGATGCGCGTTCTCACCCAGGCTCAAGGGTATAGGATGCGCGCCCCGACGTCGGCGTCGGTCGCGCTTCAGGCGACACCGCTACCGCCGCAGCCGGTTCCCATCACGCTTGACGCTGGCACGCAACTGGTGATGGATGACCTCACCTTCGAGATCGCTGAGGACTTCGTCATCCCGGCGGGGGCTGGCACGTTCCCCGATGGCACCACTGATGATCTGCTCGTAGCCTCCGAGGGCGTCACGGTGCGCGAGTCCTACTTCTCGGATGGATCGGCGTTTCAGCCGTTCCCGTTGGGTCAGCCCAACGTCATCGACGACAGCGTGACGGTCAACGTTTCTGGCGCTCCTTGGCAAGAGGTTGACAACCTCGTGTTCGTGGAGGGCGACCAGCTTGGCCGCGACGGATACACGGGAACCGGAGCAGACGGCCAGGAGTACACGCTCACACTGCTACATGCGGTGGTGAACATGGAGGATGAGGACGGTGTCATAGTCCTCGTCGTCCCTCCCGGGGGCACACACGCCGACGCTCAGCGGTGGCAGCAAGTCGTAGCTCTCACTGGCGCTCCTCGTGAGTTCGTGATGACCCAGGACGTTGATGGGGTCACCAAGGTCAAGTTTGGTACCAACGCTGCGGGCGCTGCGCCCAGCGATGGCGCGTCTATCCAGGTCCTCTACCTCATCACGGGGGCGCAGAAGCGGTACCAACTCACGTACGACACCGACAACCGCGGTCGGATCCTGTTCGGGGACGACGTATTCGGAGTGATACCTCCCAACGGCTCTCAGATCGATGTCGTCTACAAGGTCGGTGGAGGCGTGCGAGGCAACGCTCCAGCCGGCGCCATCGATGTGGTGGTGCAGGGGATCCTCCCCAGCGGAGCCAAGACGGCTGTAAGGGTACGCAACAGCGAGGCTGGATCCGGTGGAGAGGCCGCCGAGAGCGTGGACCACGCGCGCTACTTCGCACCAAGGTTTGCGAAGGCCAATGAGCGCGCCGTGACCCGGGAGGGGTTCACCGCGCTGGCAGCGACGTACGTTGACCCTGTGTACGGCGCTCCCAGCCACGCTAACGCCTACCTGAAGCAGTCCAGCCCTGAGTTGAACACCGTCGTCATCGCGGTGTGGGGGCGAGACCAGAACGGGCGGCTTTCTGCGCCTGGCACTCCACTCAAGTTGGGCATCAAGCGGTTCCTCGACTCCAAGCGCACCATCACCACCGTCGTAGAGACGGTGGATGGGGACGTGATCCTCATCGACATGGACCTCCTCATCGAGTTGGAGCGCGGCAAGACGCGGCAGACCACGTTTGACGCTGTCATCGCGAACATCGAGGCGTTCTTCGCGTCGGCGTTCGTGCTCCCAGGCATCGACATTTCGATAAGCAACCTGTACGCAACCATTGAGGACACCGAAGGCGTAGCCCGTGCCGAGATCAAGAGCTTGCAGGGGTCGCGTTTGGTCCAACTCACGATTGGAAACGGAGACGGAACTACCAAAGTGTTCTCCGGCAACTTCGCGTTGGAGGACGGGATGGCGACGGTGCCAACGTCCATCGCGGTGACGGACGCCACACAGCAGGTGGTCGATGACGGCCTCGGAGGGTTCGTCGGGGACGTTGATGTTGGAGGTACCAATACGGTGGACTACGCGTTGGGCGAGTTCACTGTCACGCTGCTCTCGGCACCTCAGGTGGGCCGCGTGGTCACGGCTGAGGCTAAGGCGCAGGTGTTCTTCGACACCGAGGAGAGCATTGGAAACAGCGATGGAACGGTTCAGGAGATCAACGGGGCAACCGTCTACTACCCCATCGTCAAGCGCGCTCCGCGCGGCGTCTGGTCGAGCGACCAAGTGCAGGTCGTCGATGCGTTCCGCGTTGGAATATCTGCTCAGTACATCGGCGCGTTGCCCATTGGGATCATCCCCGGGACCTTGAACATCACGGAGCCTGTGACAGGCCAAACCGTCCAAGACAACGGTGCCGGGGTCCTCCAAGAGGTAACCGGGCCTCCGGTGGTCGTGGGGTCCGTGAGCTACAGTACTGGGGCGGTCAATTTCACCTTGCCCATCAACCCGGCCGTCGGAGCCATCACGACAGCGGCCTGGACCACGCGTACGGTGGACGTGGTCCTCCCTGCTGAGTACCTCCCGCTGGTGCCGGGGAGGGTGTTCTTCTGGGGAGGCTACTCGGCTGGCGGAACGCAGCCAGGTGGCGTTGAGCTAACGGCCCAGGACGACGGCGAAGGAAACATCGTCGGAAGCATCGACGGCACACAGACCGCTCAGATCAACTATTCCAGTGGGCGTGTGACCTTCACTTGGAACACGGACCCGCCACCATTTCCGCTTGGTGGTTATCCACTCGTGCGGAAGGGCTACTTGCGCGCAGCCCCTGATGGGAGCACTCGGACCTTTGCTTTCGACGTGTTCACGTTGGCTGGAGGGCCGACGACCCCATTCCAAGTACCTGTTGACCTCTCGCGGACGGCCGATGGCGGCGAAGGGAGGACAAGGCTCCAGGTCTCGGATCTTAGCGGTCCTGGAGTCTCGTTGAGGGATGCCTACGACAATTGGCAGGGGCGCATCGACGGTGCGAGCATCGACCGAGAAGGGTCCAACTTTCTCCTGTACCCCCCGACCGGGATCAATGCGACGGCCAACGGTGAGGTCACGTTCACAACCGCGCCGCCGGTTGGTGCCGGGCAGGACTTCGACGTCGTGGTCACGAGCGTAGCGACGTTCATGTACGCGAGTTGGGTATTTCGGGTCAAGAGTCCTGGCGGCCCCGGCTTGGACGTCTTCCTGTTTTCCGACAACAACGGCAAGCTGTGGGGATACGCGACGAACCCTTACCCAGTCAACAGGCTAGACCACTTACGCGGTCGCTACATCGCGCAGTTTGCCGCCCCAGTACCGTCTGGGCGTGAGATGCTCATCACTTACGATGCGCTTACAGGGGTGCCCCCAGCCCGTGACATCCCGATGGCAGGAAACCAGGTCGCCGCGGTTGGGCGCATCAGTATGACTGAGAAACTCCCCGAGACGTTCTTGCAGGGAGGGGTGTAGGCAAGTGGCCGATAGGGGAGCCAACAGGCGGATGCGGTTTGGGCCAGGAAACGACCTGCGGGTCGATCTGTACCGCGCCCTCTACCCCGAGATTCAGGAGCAAGATCAGGCGTCGGACCACATCGGGAACGCCATGCACTGGAACGACCCCAACGCTGTGTGGAACGGGGATGGGGTCCTCAACGTGTGGAACGCCATCGGCCTCGCCCCGGTGTACCAGACGCTGTTCTACGTGTTGGAGACCCTTGAAGGCGAGGAGCTTGATGTCCTGGAGTCCCTAGATGCTCTCGTGGACCCTTTCGAGTGCCCCGTCGAGACCCTGTCTGACATCGCGGCGTCGTTTGGGTACAGGCTCAAGGAAGACCTGCCTGATGAGATGCAGCGCATCGTGGTGCAAGGGCTGATGCACGCGTACAAGGCCCTCGGTCAGTACGCGGGATTCAAGTGCTTCTACAGGATGATCGGTTTCGAGATCATCAGAATCTTCCCGCTCTGGAAGAAGGCCATCCACGAGGAGCGTAACGACTACAACCGGATGCGGTACGACACGACCCCGGTTGTGGCTGAGCCAGTTGGACCCGCCGGCACGCAAGCGTTTGCGACAGGGCTTTCCGGCATCCCAATCAAGCCGGGATCCGTCAGAATAGCTGACGGCGGAACCGTGGTGGTGCGCGATGAACCGACTGAGTACCAGCCTGAAGGGCTCACGCTTGAGCCAACCGGCGTGCTCATCTCGGCGGCCGGTGAGATTGGGACCGTCAACTACCTGACTGGCGAGATCGCGTTGGACCTTGGGGCAGCAGCGGTGGGGGCTGTCACGGCTGACTACGAACAGATCGATGAGGAGTGGCCTTACCATGCCGCGCGGCTGGACATCGAGATCCTGATGAACCCTGCTGGTGTCCCGATCCCGCTCACTGATGCTGAGGTCTTCCGCGACATCCTCACACGGCTGGATGAGGTCAGACCCATCCACGTTCTCCTGCGCGCAGTTGCGCTGGCGTTTGAGTTGGATGACACGGTGACGCCCGCGGCGACGGACTTCGTAGGCTGCACGCAAATCCTCAAAGATGTACGGGATGGGTATGCACCCAGCTTCGACCCGGGCCTGGACGCAACCTACATGCTGGACCAGTCTCCGTATCCAGAGGACGCTGGCCTCTCCATCGAAAAGGTCGTGGCCGGTGCGACGACGGAGTATCGTCAGGAGTTGGAGGACTACACGGGATTCGTGTGCCCCATCAAGGACGTGCTGATCGTGGACACTGGAGGAGGGAGTCCGTCAGATGGCTATTACTGAACCAGGGCAACTGTTTGTGTTCGATCAGCCGACAGAAAAGGCGTGGGCCGATGCCAGGCAGATCCGCAATCTGTTCACGGCGTTGGCTCAGACCAACTACACCACAGACGCCGCGTACCCGTCCGCCCCTCGTGCGGGGATGGCTCGGCTCAACGCGTCTGACCCCAACAACATCAAGCTGGAGTTCTGGCAGGGGTCGCCAGGCGCTTGGAGGACCTCCCTACAGAACATCCAAGGCGGGGTGCCGGCGCCAATCAAGCAGATCGTCCAAATCACGGCAGCGGCGACGGTCTGGACCATCGACCACAACCTGGGGAACTACGCCATCGCGTTGGCGTTTGACTCCTCGTTTCGGCAACTCCGGCCGGCGAACACCTTCGAGAAAATGCCGCTGTTCCTCGGACGCGTGGACCTGGCGGCAGCCGTGACAGGGCCTTTACGTACAGCGGTGCCCACACCGTTCGACGGGCAAATTCGCCGTTCATGGGCCTTTACGCCATCGCCTGGAATCCTCGGGGCTCCGGCCGGAACGGTGAGCTTCGACATTGGTGGAACGCCAGTAACCGGCGGTCAGATTGTCATCGCAGCTACAGCGCCAGGGGTGCGTACGAATGGCGCTCCCATCACGGCCGCCAATGCCTTCGTGAAGGGCAACGATGACATCAACCTTCTCGCGACCATAGGCGCTGCCGGGGTAGCCGGGGACGCCTTGGAGGTTTGGGCCGAGTTGGAGAAAACGCTGCAGGCGGACGAGTACTTCCTCGACCAGCCGACCGAAAACCGTATCGTGGTAACTCACCCAACACCCAAGCAGGGTTGGGTCGTTTTGATTGGTTAGGAGGATCGATGGGACTCGACAAAGCACAACGCTACATGGCCCAACGGAAGGCCATCCTCCTCGCCGCGGAGATAGCGAAGCAAGCTCGGCCTAGCGGCTCAGTACACCATGGCACGCTAGGACTCGATACGGGGCCGCACGCTGTCGGTGTCCTGACCATCGAGACGCGCCCAGCCGGCAAGGCGGGCGATGACTCGGCATGGGAGGTCGCGGAGCAGGGCGGAAACCTGGTGGTCTCGCAGGCTGAGGTCATCATGGCCGCAGCCCTTGCGGCGGTTCCTAACAACACCATCAACTACATCGAGTTGGGCGATGACGGGCCGCCGGCCCAACCACCATCGCTGAGCGACATCGGCCTGTTTGGCGCAACCGGCGAGCGCAAGGTAGCCACCGTCACGCAGTCTGGGAAGATCCTCACAGCACAGGTCACCTGGCTGGTCGGAGAAGGCAACGGCTTCGTTTACACGGAGGCCGGGCTCTACGTTGGCGTCCTCGGTGCTGGGTCGATGTTCGCTCGCAAGGCGTTCAACGCCATCACGAAAACGGCCGCGTTTGAGATGCGGTTCACCTGGCTCATCACGTTCTTGGTCTCCCCGCAAGGCGGTGGAGACTGCGCTGGCGTGGCATTGGTCGGCCCGTCGTCGGTGTCCGCGGAGACCATCTACGTGGCGTCCGGCGGTGAGGCCAGCGTGGCGTGTACCTTCGACTACACGGTCAACGCGAACCGCTTGGACGTGTTCCTCAACGGGGTGCGGCTCACGCGGGGCGTCCATTACGTGGAGGCTTCGCCGCCGCTGTCGGCCCCCATCGGTGGTCCAGCCTTGAACAAAGGCATCAACTTGGTCGGGTTCACTCTGAGCGGCGCTGTTGGACCGACGCCAGCCGACTCGGTGTACATCGTCCACAGGAACTTGGCGTAAGGGAGGCAGCAGATGCCCGTAGGCGCAGGAACTCCAGTCATTCCCCAGGCGCAACTCGACCTTGGACCAGCCGCATGGTGGCGGCCGGAAGCTGATTCACCGCCGGCAAACCGCGTGGTCGTCAAGGCGGGGTATGCGTTCGCCGGGGCGTACGAGACCGTAGATAAGCAGACTGACCAACTGACGGCTGGGTTCGCTAGCGTGTCCAGCGGAGCAGGCTTCAAGCGGTACGACATGGTGTACATCGACGCCGCTGGCTCTGCGCTCATTGCGCAAGGCAGGGACGTCGCAGTAGCCAACCCGCTGTTCGACGGCGCTCCCGGGCGAGCGAATGGCCCGCCTATGCCGGTGGGGAGCCCCGTCGCGTACGTGCTGGTGACTGAGGCCGCCGCGGTCGTGGTGGACATCACGGATGTTTACCAGGTCAACGGCTTCGTCCCGCTCCAGCGCGACCTCGATGGGTTCGTCGTGGACAAGGGGACATTCAGTGCTGCCACGTTGCCTGCGCCTACGGGTAGCAGTGACGTGGTCACTCTCATCTTCGCGTCGGAGACGCGGCTGCCATCAGGAGTCGCTCCTGCGGAGCCAAACTCTGGTGGCTCTGCCACACAGGCGGGCGTGGTTACGACGCCCCCACTCAATTACATCTGGTTGGTCGATCAAAACGGCGACGAGATCATCCACACGGCGACTGGCGCCAAGGTGTATGGCAGGCTGACGGAGGCTGGCGGTGTGTGGACGTTGGCGTACCACTACATCGATGCGGCTGGTGCAGAGCAGAGCGTCACCGCCATCGAGACAGACTGCACGGTTACGCCTTCAGCCCTCACAAAGCTGGTCGGTGTTCCCAAGGTGTTCTCACGGCATGACCCCGCGCGGCCGTTGTTCGACTCGACCATCGCCAGGCTCTCTGACCAGGTTGTGGGGGACATCCCGACAGCAACGCCGACCGTGCAGGGCAAGGTCATCGCGGCGCAGGTTAGCCCCAGCCCGGCTACGGCTGGAGCGTTCAACAACGCGCAGAACAATGGAGCACCGTTGGCCGGTGGCCCGTTCCACACCGTCAATTACGTGGCTGGTGGGATGACTAGCCCGAGTGCTGGTGTGCTGCGCATCCCAGCCGCTGCTGTGCCTTTGCAAGGCAAAGTGCTGCAGCGCAAATTTATTCAGACCTCTAGCCTTGTGGCGTTGGCGGCGTCCCCTTACTCGTTTCCACCGACGACTGGTCAGGGCACGCAAATCGGTAGTGACTTCCCCATCACACCTGTTAGCACTAACTCGAAGATTAGGGCTAGGGTGATGGTGCAGGTGCAGGTGCAGGGCATCTCTGGTGGGGCCAACGTGTACAACACGATTGAGCGTGTTGGATCAGCGAACCCATCGGCCATGGGATTTTGCAC